CAGGGTCGGAGTAGGCTTCACCCCCAACAGCGACAACCAATCCAATAATAGATGCTGTGGATTCGGCATCTTTGATGCTGTCTGGCATGTAGACTCCGCCGTCGGTCTTCTCTCTGACGTCAAGCGTCGTGACGAGAAGGTGGTAGCCTACCGGTTTGGGGAGTTTAAGACGTGTCGCGTCGTCCATTTCACTGGGTTCGTACATAGTTCACCTCATGCAACGATCTCGGCTCGTTGTAGCCGTCGCCGGACCACCCGGCTACACCACTCTATGTGGTGCTATCTCAATCCTCAATATACCTCTGTTCGATTTCAGAAATATCCTCGAGCAGTGCTTCGACGGCCTCAACCTTTGCGACCACCTTTACATACGCCTCATAGTCTTTCGGACCACCAGACATAAGGTAGTCCGCAAGGGACTCCTTATAGTCGTTCATGCGGGACCTCAGTGCATCTAGTGGGTTCATTCTGCTTCTCCCTCGCCCTTATCGGCGCTCGCAATAATATCCTTGGCAACCGCAAGGCCCATTTCGGCCCCTTTGGCGCGCATTTCGTTCGCCTCGCCCCGCATATCTGTGGCGATCTTGACCCCTAGATTTGCCCCGGCGCGGCGATCTTCTGACTCGATCCGCTCGGACTGTACTGCCACGTTGGCCGTCTTGATCTTCTCGTCCAGCTTGAGCTTCTCGACGTCCATGAGTGCGTCGTGCTTGGCCTGCGCCTCTTTCAACGCGACCTCGCGGGACTTCAACTCGAGCTCTGCGCGCTGGATCTGCGTCAGCGGGTCTTGTGCCTGCTTCTGCGCTTCCTGCTCTGCTGCTTCCGTCTGGTTCTTCTGCAGGAGCTTGTCGGCGGCGGCGGCGGCCAGACGCGACACCTCACGTTCGAGATCCTCTGGGAGCGACGCTTCCGGATCAGGCATCTCAACACCCAGCTGTTTCTGGATATCCACGCGATACTGCATCGCTACGTGTTCTGTCACGTGGGACGACAGCGCCGCTTGAATCGCGCCGGCAAACGGGGATTGCCCGACCATCTGCTGAATTTTCGGGTCCTGTGCGGCTGCCATGTGGACCGCGATATGCGCCTCGTGGTCCTGATACGAGAATACTTTGACCGGTTCTTGCTTGAGCATCGCCATGTTCTCGGTAACGGGGTCTTTGGCCTTGATGTCCTCTGGCAGTTTGATGATCTCGTCGGCGTCTTGGATACCAAGGACCTCGAGCATCTGACGGTGTAGCTTGCCGAGGTCGTACAGGTGTGGCGCCTGCTGGGCCAGCTGCAGTGCTGCTTGGTACTGTACCACACGCTGCGCCATCGTCGCGGCGTTCGGGTCGGACACCGGCACAATGTCGACGCTCTTGTTGAAGTCGTCTGTCCGGCTGAACTCACCCTCGATCTGATAGTCGTACTCTGGCTCCATATAGTCGTGGATGATCGCCGCGATGAGCCGAAGCTCTTTCTTCAGTGACGCATGGAGGCGTGCTTGGACGCCCGTCATCACCTTCATGGACCGCTCTAGCAGTGCGAGCGTGGTGCCCACGGGCGCTTCCGGGTTCATATTGCCCACTTGGACGTCAGCCACGGAGCCGATGCGACGGCCTTCTTCGACCACATTCCCGAGTAGCTGATACAGCACACCCGACGGTTCTTTGTATGGGAGCGGGAATAGCGACTCGCGCAGTGTGCCGCCTGAGACGTCCACGTCACGCCACTCGCCCGGCTGCAGGGGGGTCCCATCGCCTTTGATCCGCATGCCACGCGCTTTGAGGCCCGCAGGCAAGTTAGAAAGTGTACCGGCATCAATAAGCTGCCGCATAATAGATGTCGCAGACTTGGCAAGGCCACCGATCATGTGGATCAGGCCAGTGCCATAGAAGCCCATACCCGGCAGGTAGCGGTAATGCACGAAGTGCATGCGCTTCAGCTTGCGGCGGTCGTCATCATACCAATTCCGGCGGATCGCGAGGATTTCACGGGAGGATTTGTCGATTGTCACTACATACGGGCGCGGGATACCTTCCGGATCGTCATATTCCTCGGGCATGTTCATCGTGACATGCATCTCGAGGATGGTGTGCCGATCATCGTCGTCAATGACAGCCTCTTCACCATTCATCTCGTCGTATTTCTCTTGGATATCCGAGAAATCGGCTGTGGGTTCAGGCAAATCGACGTCGCGATAAAAGCCGCCACCTTGCAGCTTCATGATCTCGATCGGCGTCTTCTTCATAATGTGCGTGTACCGCTCGCACGTCATCAGATCAGACACGCCGTAGGCCACCACAAAATCCTCCGCAGGCACAAACGCAGACACGGCGCGCTCCAGCAACGGGTCATAGTAGACCTTCTTGAACGAAGAGCCTGCCAGCGGCAGGCGGAACAGCATCTGCTCCATCTCTTCGCGGTACTCGGGCATGTGGTCAGTCAGCTGGTAGTTTAACTCCTGCTGTACGCGCTGCGCCTGCTCAGTCTTCTCGGGGGTCAACTGACCGATAATCTTTGTACGTACGGGACCCGAGGCAGGGAACAACTCGCCCATGGCCTGTGCTTGGAACCGCACGACGGCCTCGGTCAGCATCGGGTGGAACACACCGGACGCACCTTCCCATGGCTGGGTGCGCTCCTCGATCTTCATCCCGAGCAAATCAAGACCCTTAACATAGGCCGTGGCCCAGTCAGACCGCGACTGCCTGTCGGAGTCAAACGACGCGACCAGCTCACTGGCCATTGATCCGAGGGTTGATTCGTCAATATAATCGGCGAGGTTGGCATCGTGCTCGATCGCTTCTCCAGCAAGGACTTGGTCGATGTCATCCATGTCAACCATGATGCTACCGTCGTCAGATTCTTCCGCCACTTCGATCTCGACCTCGAGTGCGTCGGGGTCATTGTCGCCGAACATCTCTTCCATTTCCTCGACGGAGAACGGTTCCAGCGGTTTTTCGATAGCCATAGTGTGCTCCTAGCATGATTTCGTCTAGTAATAGTCGACTTTGCGTCGCCAAGGCAACTCTTCGTCTTCTTCATCTGTCGGTAAGCGCAAGAAACCCCCTTGGCGGAATCTCATAAGTGCCATTACCGTGCTGTCCACATGGTCGTCATTTGCCATAAACGGGAAGCCTGCGATCTCCTCGATTACTTCCTCGGCCCAGCGCCGCGTCGGCACCCAGCAGATGCCAGAGGCAATGATATCGGCCACGGAGTTCAGGCGGGCCATCTTGTCCCCGCTCCCGCGGTGCGGTGTGTATTCCTGCACTGGCACGCCAGATCGGCGCATCTCCTGATACAGGGCCACACCGGCGGACTTCTTCTCCACAATAAAGGAATCAGGGTCCCATGTCTCATATTCTTCCGCGGCGAGCCGCTTGAGCTCTGGAAATTCGAGCCGCTGCTTGATGGCATTGAGCAGGATGATATTGTGCATGTCCTCTTCTTCGTTGAAGAACACGCCCCACGTCGTGATCGACGTATAGTCGGCACGGTTGTTTGTCTCGGCCGCCGCGTCGAGGGACATGATAATGTAGTCACACTCGGGCGGGTCCTCCTTGGTCCAGATGCGCCACCACTCCCGCTTCACGATCGCAGCTTCTTCTGCAGTGGGCGTCTGTTGGTACTGCGCGTTCCACTGAAACACAGGCATACTGGCCTTGGTGCGATGTAGCGCCGGCAAGTCAAAGAACTCCGGCCACAGGGCCTTCTCGACCGTAGTCTCGTTGCCGTCGGCATCAAACTTCGGGATCTGCATAATCGCAGGGAACTCGAAGACCTCGTACTGGTCTGAACCTGCGTTCTTTGTCATGTCGTCGATCAGACGCCCGATCATGTCCAGCTGATGCCATCTCGTGTGTACGACGGCCACGGCCCCACCCGGCATTAGGCGCGTTCTGGCGCCGTAAGCAAACCACTCGTATGCTTTGTCGAATACCCCGTAGTTGCCATTCAGCACGTCTTGCTCGGAATGTGGGTCGTCAATCAGCAGCATGTGGGCACCACGACCAGCAAGCGCGGACCCAACGCCACATGCGAAGAACTCACCACCTGCGGTTGTATTCCAGCGGCCGGCGGACTTCGAATCCGAGGCCAACGCCACGGTCGGAAAGACTTCGCGGAAGTCGTCTGTATTGATAAGATTTCGCACTTTACGGCCAAAATCCACCGCCAGATCAGTGGTGTGCGAGACCAACATGACCTTGTGGGATGGGTTCCGGCCGAGGTACCACGCCGCATAATAGATGGAAACCATCTGGGATTTACCGTGTCTGGGCGGCACGGAGACACATATACGGTCTTTTCGCCGCGCCTCGATATCCTCTAGGAGCCCTGCTAACTTCTTATGGTGGGCCCCGACCTTATAGTCAGCCTGCATGTGGCAGCAGAAGGCGATCAGATCGTCACGCAGTTTCTGGAGCCGCTGCCGCTCCGACAGGTCCCCCACGAGCTTGTCCAGCTCAGCCAGCTCTTGCTCGTCTAAGTTGTCTACGTTGTCCAACAGCAGGTCTATTTCTTCCTGCGTGAACTGAGTAGTGGGGTTAGGCATTCCACACCACCCGCGCCGGGTTGTCATCCGGGAGCCGTGTCATGACGGATTCTCGCAGCCATTGTTGCGCGCGTGGGTCAGACCACTCCCTGTCAGATCCGTAGATGTACACCATTTTGGCACGATGTCCCGCACTGCTCTGCCCACATATGAGATGTAGTTCTCCGGGCGAAGATCGCAGGTTTTGGTGATTCCACGGCGAGTAGACATGCAGGTCAATCACGTCCTAATCCCCCAACTGGCTTTCGGCCACATTATACGCATTGACGGTATGTACGGCTGCGGCCAGTGCTCCGGCCATCGTAAATCCTCCCACTCGCCCGACAATATCATATGCACTCTGGCCGTCGTGTTCGAGGAAGACTGCCGCCATACCTACGATCTGCCCGCTTTTGGCCCGCTCCAGCAAGTCCTCCAGTACCTCGACCAAGAAGCGATCCGGTTCTCCGGTGGGGGCTCCGACGGGTCTGCCTGTCAGGGCTACAATATTATCAATCATTTTCAATGATCTCCGCGTCTTCTATCCCGGGCTCCGGGTCTACAGGAGTTACGTTTTTCAGGGCGTTGAGCTTCTCGCGCAGCTTCTCCCGGATGTCGTCCGTTGTCTGGTGTGTGACCGTCACTTCGCTGCGGTCCGTGAACAGACCCACGTCGGTGATCTTGCCCAGCAGCTCCATGGCCCGCAGGCGAATACGCGGGTCCGGGTTCTCCGTCTCCTCGATCAGCTTGTTTGTCACCATGTGCCGCACCTGCACCGCGTCCTTCACGACGGCATGGCCGAAACGATTCAGGATATCTGCAGTGAGCTTGAGTGCCGCAGGCGTCTGACGAGACATGCGAGACGGCGTCGCCGCGGCCGATGTCGACATCGGGTCTTTCGCATACTGCGTGGCCAAGGCCGCGGCCATATGCCTGTCCTCGTCGCTCGCAGGTTTAGGTTCGAGCCCGTACTGCTCCAGAAGATTTGCCGCTGCAGCTGCAGCTCGGGCCGTCTGAATCAGGTCAGCCTGACCCTTGAGGTCGTCTTTGTCCGGCACCGGGATGCCGTCGTCTATATCTAAGTGCAGCGCCATGGCTGAGATCCGTCCTGTAAATAACAGATAATACCCCCACTATATAACATGGGACTCCATACTGTAAACCATGCCAAATGAGGGGGTGGGGGTCTGTGTAACACGTTAAATATACAAAGGGGGTGGGGGGTGTTTTATGCACTGGGCGGCTGAGGTCGACGAGAATAGGGGGTGGTGTAGTTGACCAAAACGGTCAGGATTGTGGTGGGTTTGAGTGGAATAGTATGTATATAGAGGGAAGAGCTATCGTGGCCAGCGGGGGGATGCCCCTCGGTGGGGTCGCCAGATCGCCCGATTCCCGCGTTATGCCCCACGTATAACGCCACAAAACCACGTTAAACCGTAGTAAATGGGGTGAAGTCGAGACATAGCGCCTATAACGTGCTATACATTGGATATCAGGTCAGATTGGCTGGCCTGACTTCTCAATAGAAAGCGAATACCATGTCCACTAAGAAAACATCAAACCGTCCTGTCTTTGCCGCGTCCAAGTCTGCGTCCGAGTCCGATAACAAGGCGCTCGGTGCGCGGTTCGCCGCGTTCGCCGCGCTGAATGACGCGGGTGTCACGGTTGACTCGATCAAGGGCAACGGCGCTGATTACGCGGATTTTAAAGAAGGGATCTTGATCGGCTGGCAAGGTGCCGCGTTCGCCAAAAAATTCCTGTCCACGTCTGACGGTAAAGCGATTCTGACGGGTCGGAAGATTGTCGGGCAGAATGCCTTTGAGCCTGTGACTAAGACGAAGGGGGAATGGGCAACCGATGTATCGGGCCGCGTTGCAAAGTTTCGCGGTTACTATGCGGAATGGCTCGCGCCTGTTGTTGCGGCGGATCCAGCGGCGCCTGCTGCGGAACCTGACGCGGTAACGGATCCGGCGGCACCTGCTGCGGCACCTGCTGCCAAGCGCAAGTCGGGCGCAAAAAAGTCGCTTAAAGAACGGATTGTCCACGATACGGGTGCAATGGCAAAAGCGATTGTGGCAAACTCTACGAGTGACAAGCTCGCAACGGACGTCGACCACAAGGAAATAATGATTGCTTTTAATCGCGTTCTTGAATTGTGCGGTGAAAAGCCTGTCGTCCTCAAGGCCTAAGATATCAGCCCCACGCATCACATGGTGCGTGGGGTTTTTTTGTGTCCGCCGATCGGCGGGCGGCTGCGCCATTTATCTACACC